TTGCATTAGCTACTAAATTGCTGTTGTCTGCATTTTTCCATGCAGCACTGCCTTCTCCAGTAGGTGCATCGCCTATATTGTCTAGAAGTAATAGTCTAAGCCCTGTAACTTTAATATCAGTAGGATCAAAATTCAAAGGATTTATTATATAATCAACAGTAGTTTTGCCGTCAATTACAGTATCTGTTGGAAAAGTATCTACATCAAAGTTTATTTCAATCTTGCCCTCGTCAAAAGGATTCAAAACAAATGTTCCAGTAACTGTAACATTACTATCTAAATTATTAAAATAGATTCTACTTACATCGGCGTTGTACACTCCTGGATGTGCTTCAAATATTTCACGCCACGATTTGGCACCTACCATACCATTGTGTATTAATTGTGCGCAACTGCTTTCTAGATACACGCCATATTGTTTATAATTTACATTAGCCATCTGATCAGCAGACAGTGTTTTAGCAACACGGTCTGCATCATTTTCTGATGTTATGCCACTGACAAAATCTGTGTATTGATTATTTTGCGGTCTACTAACTCCATCTTCAATAGTGCCTCTAGTTTCGTCAAACATACTTGTAATAATATTTGTAATAACGCCCATCTTCTTAACTTTAGTTGGAGGACTAATGTATATTGGAATGCTAAAAGTAAGCGTAGCAATATCAATTTCACTGTCTACACCTACCGGAATACTTCTGTTAGACCATTGTACATTTTCTAAATTTACAACTGTAATACTTGTCCAGTCAATAAAATTATCTGTAGTCTGCATTTCTAAACTTGGATTGAATAATACTAATATTTGTTCTAGTATCTGTAATTTTTGATCTGTGTTTGAAGCCCATATATCTGCGTTTACTCGCATCATATACGGTGTAGGTATCAGTCTTTCAACTGTGTAATTTTTTCCTTGATAGTTAAGATACTCGTTATTTTCTTCATCGTATGCTCGTTCTCTAATGTTAACAGAACGTGTATATGTTGCATCAGTGAGCCTATCTCTGTCTAATTCAAGACCAGTGAGATATACAGCAATGCGAGGAGCACTAGGTAATTTATTTTCACTATTTTCTCTAATAATATTTGCTACTTGGCGTGTTAGATCTCCGTAGGTAACCGGTACATCTTTGGTAGCACCTTTTCCGTCTTTTACAGGAAAGTTACTCAGTATACGCATCATTTGCGTAGTGTATCTTCTTATTTGGCCATCGTAAAAATGCAGCATTAGTCGTTATCCGCCCTTGGTTTTAGAGCCTTACTTAAACTCTGTCTTTCTTGTACTTCTTCACCGTCAATTGTATTAGTTGCAGTATTATTAATAAAATCTGTTTTATATGTTCTGCGTTCTAGGGTATTACTCAATTCCATTCTAATATCATCACTTACTTTAACCCAACGAATTCCGTCATACTTAAACATTCTATTCGGTAAAAAGTCAGTACGTAAAAAGTAATCACCATTTTGATTATCTAACGGAAATCCTATACCAAATCCAAATGGCGCTCCGTTTGGTGTATCCCCGCCTGAACCAACAAGATAACCTGTATAACCAGATCTGTCAGGTCTGTCGGCTATCTCATCAGTAGTAGTATTGATCCCACTAGCATCTAATTCAGTTTGATCTGCTGTCTGTAAAGCTATGCTACCATCGTCATTAGTAGCAACAGTATAATAATGGCTTATGTCAAACCCACTCTTAGGTGAATCTGCTTCTGCCTGTGCAACTACAGCATTATTAATCTGCATTTCTTTTTCATACGTAGACAGTACATCTCTTAATGTGTTATCGCTACCTTCTTCAGCAGGCAGATCAAGAATTTCTGCATATTCTTGACCATCGTAAATCTGTTTTAGCTTTAATCTATATAAGTGCGGATACCAAGTTTGTGAAAATCCTTCACTTGAACGATTAACATCTTCAACTACGTAAAAGCGTTTGAGTGCAACACTGTAATCATTAAGAGCATATTCGTCTTTCAAATGTGGCAATTCAATCACATCACCTGACATAATTTTTCTACCAAGCGTCTTTACACTGCTGTTAATATGTATAGTCATAAACAGTGTATCATTGCTTAAAAATAAACCAAACTGACTAAGATCAAAATCTATATCTTGTACGTTATATATTGCTCGCATATTATAAACATCAGGATCGTACTTTCTGTCTCTGTTTTCTAAAAATAAAAGATCTTGAATGTTTGTTTCTTTTACAGCATCGTATTCGGGCTGTGTAGCACTTCGATCTTCATCTAAAGGATTCTGAGGACCAATATATTTGTGTATATTGATATCTGTTCCGCCAACAGTAAACATTTCTTGGATTTGTTTGTCCAAAAAATGATAGTCATTGCCGCGTTCTGGTTTATATAATGATAGTCTTGGCATATACATATTTATCGCCAACGATAAATACTATACGGAGAAACCATATGGCAGATTTAGCAACACAAAAACAAGAAATATTTGATTACGTTAATACGTTCCTTGGTGGAGGAATGGTCGACGTTGAACTTGATCCGATACATTATCAAACTGCACTAACCAAAGCACTAACCCGTTTTAGACAACGTAGTGATGCAAGTGTTGAAGAATCATATATGTTTCTTACTACAGTTGTTGACCAAAACGATTATATTTTGCCAAATGAAGTTATGGAAGTGCGTAAATTATTTCGTAGAAGCATAGGTTCTAGAACCGGCGGCGGCGATGGCGGCAGTTTATTTGAACCATTTAATTTAGCATACACAAATACCTATTTGCTATCTAGTAGTAAAATGGGAGGATTGGCTACATATGATTTGTTCTCCCAACACCAAGAACTTGTAGGTAGAATGTTTGGTTCGTTTATAGAATTTAAATGGAGCAATACGAGCAAAAAACTTACTCTTTTACAGCGTCCTAGAGCAGAAGAAGAACTATTACTTTATTGCTATAATTATCGTCCTGACTCAGAACTGTTAAATGATTATCTAGCTGTGCAATGGATCAAAGACTATACCCTCGCTAGCTGTAAATATATGCTAGGCGAAGCAAGAAGTAAGTTTGCTACTATCGCAGGACCACAAGGCGGCTCCACACTAAACGGTGATACATTAAAAGCAGAAGCTCAACAAGAAATGGACAAGTTAGAATTAGAAGTAGCTATGGCAGTACCAGGCGGCACAGGCTACGGCTTCTTAATTGGTTAAAAACTTCTTGACATTTAGTATTAATTAAGTTATACTGTACGTATACTTTAAGGAGATGCTTGTGTTACCTAAATTATTAGTTGTTGGTCACGGCCGTCATGGCAAAGATACTGTGTGTGAAGTACTAGAAGATTACGGATATACCTTTCAGTCTAGTTCTAAATTTTGTTCAGAACTTTTTATCTTTAATGATTTAAAAGACAAGTACAAATATAAAGACGAAGAAGACTGTTTTGAAGATCGGCACAATCATCGTACTGAATGGTACGATATGATTCATAACTATTGCAAAGATGATCTAGCACGCCTTGGTCGCAATTTGTTTGCAGAACATGATATCTACTGTGGTCTACGTAACAAGCGTGAATTCTTTGCAATGCAAAATGAACAAATCTTTGACTACGCTATTTGGGTAGACCGCACAGATCATTTGCCTTTAGAAAGCAAAACTAGTATGAGCATAGAACAATGGATGTGCGATTATACTATTGATAATAATGGCGACTTAGCAAGACTAAAACTAAATGTTGATATTCTTATGCGTACTATCTTTAGAAGTCTGGGCGTAAGTCTCCCTGTTTCCACCGCACTCCGGTTTTCTGAAGGATACGCTGGCAGTTAGCACATACTGTTTTTAAGTTGCTAGGTCGACAATTACTCAAGTCTCCGTCAATATGAAATACATTAAATTGCTCTTCGTGATTTGATTTAAACCCGCACTTCTCGCACTCATCTTTTTTTACGTAACCTCGTTGCCTCCACAAAGGATTATCATAATTTAATCCGTGCTTCAAACATCTTTCACAAAGCTTTCTATAATAAGTTTTGCCATCTTTTTTATAATTTATAGCCGCTGGACGTTGCTTACATTGACATAAAGGTCTCATATTGTATTTACCTCACCTTTTCTATCCCTTTTTTTAGCTTATTATCGGGTAGATTTCTGCTCATCTTAATAAATACTATAGCGAAAACACTATCCAACAGGAGATTAAAAATGGCATTAGTATCACCAGGCGTAGAAGTCAATGTAATTGATGAATCATTCTACACACCAGGAGCGGCAGCAACTGTTCCAATGATCTTTGTTGCTACAGCATCTAATAAAACAAGAGCATCAGGAAACGGCCTTGCACAGGGCACAACAGCAGCAAACGCAGGCAAAGCTTATTTAATAACAAGTCAAAGAGAACTTGGAGATTTATTTGGCGATGCACTATTTGAATCAGACAATAATGGTAACATGATTCACGGCGGAGAGTTAAACGAATATGGACTCAACACAGCTTACTCATTACTTGGAGTGACAAACCGTGCTTATGTTGTAAGAGCAGATGTTGATCTTGCAGAACTTTCACCAACATCAGTAGCACCAGGCGGCGAGCCTTTAGACGGCGCACATTGGTTTGATACTACTAATACATCACTAGGCATTTTAGAATGGAATGCAGCACCAATTACTACAACAGGCGGACAATCATTTAGTACTGCTGTTGTAAGAGTTCTTACAGAAGGCACAGAAGTAACTGGCAGCGGACCGAGAGGCTCGATAGGTTCAATTGGTGAATATGCTTTAGATGCTACTGTTAATACTAATGATTTATACTACAAAAGTAATGGTAGATCACTTAATACTACTTCAGGTGAATGGGTTAAAGTTGGTAGTGCAAAATGGAAAGCAAGTTGGCCTACAGTGTCAGCTGCAACTAAAAATCCTTCAATGACAAACAGTGACACACTTACACTTAATGGTGAAACTATAACAGTGGGCGGCACAGGACTTGTAGCCGACTTAGTAGCTGCTATTAATGGTACTAGTGCATTAACAAACGCAGGCGTTAGTGCTTACAATAACAACGGCATACTAGAAATTTATTCAACAGGTGCAAATATAGTACTAGCAGACGGCACCGGTACTCCGTTAGCTGCGGCAGGAATTGCAGACGGTACTAGTGTTGCACCACAAGTGGCTATTGCACCACATACAAGCGTACCTGAATATAAGTCAAGTGATACAACTCCTGCACCAACAGGTAGTTTGTGGATTAAGACTACAGTACCAAACGGTGGCGCAAACTGGAGAGTAAAGCAGTACAGCACAGATACACAGCTTTGGAGCAACGTTTCTGCTCCGATTTATACAAGCAACGAATCTGCACTATTTGCACTAGACAAAACAGGCGGCGGCACAAATTTATTAGTTGGCGACATTTATATAAATGCAAACAAAGAAGAAATTTCACCAGCTGTTATTGATTTTCAAATTCAGCAAAAGTTTAGAGCAGGCGCAACGCAAGTAGTATCTGATACAATTAGTACAATTTCTGCAGGTGATTATAGCTTTGATTTAGGCGAAACTATTGTTAATAGTGCTACACTTACAAATAAAACTGTAGGTCCGATTACTTTACTTGGCGACGAAGATGACGCAGAATTAATAGCTACTGCGATTAATAGTACAGCATTTACAAATGTAATTGCATATGTTAACGCAACAAATAAAGTAGTTATAGAACACAAACTAGGTGGCGACATACGCATAGATGATACAGATGGGTTGTTTGCAGCTATGGGAATGGCAGGTTTGAACGCAGCTGGATCAAATTCAGCTACAGCAACACCTGGACTTTTTGTTGCACCAACTGGCGATTCAAAGTATGGATTAGTAGCTTCAAACTGGAAGCCATTAACTTATACAGCATCTGAAAATGAGCCATTAGCACTTACACAAGACGGCCAACGCTGGTACAATTCAACAATCGATGAAGTTGATATCATGATACACAATGGCACTACATGGGTTGGTTATCAAAATTACAATGGAGATTATGCTAATACAAACCCAGCAGGTCCAATTGTAAGCGCATCAGCACCAAAAGCCGCAGACGGACAGTCAGACGCATCTCCATTAGTTGATGGAGATCTTTGGATTAGTACAGCAGATTTAGAAAACTTTCCACTAGTATATCGTTGGAATGGCACTTCTGAAGAATGGGTATTGATTGATAAAACAGATCAAACTACAGAAAACGGTATAGTATTTGGCGATGCACGTTGGTCACTCACTGGCGGCGCAACTGATGGACCGTTTGTTGGCGCAGATATTGACGAGTTACTAACTAATGATTTCTTAGATCCAGATGCTCCAGATCCTGCACTATATCCAAAAGGTATGTTGCTTTGGAACACACGTAGAAGTGGATTTAATGTTAAGCGTTTTGTACGTAACTACGTCGATGTAGCAGGTGCCAACGGACGTTTCTTAGTAGACGATCCGCAAAGTGTAGATCCAGCAGACGTAATTGACGAGCCAATGGCTAGTTACTATCCACACAGATGGGTAACAGATTCAGGTAATAACGAAGATGGATCAGGTACATTTGGACGTTTTGCACAGCGCAAGAGTGTTGTACAAGCATTACAATCTTTAGTTAATAGCAATCAAGATATACGTGACGAAGAGTCACGTCAGTATAACTTAATTGCAGCTCCGGGTTATCCAGAATTAATTGGTGAAATGATTACATTGAACGTAGATCGTAGATTGACTGCGTTTGTTGTAGGCGACACACCAATGCGCTTAACACCAGATGCTACTTCATTGAATGAATGGGCAAATAATGTTAGAGGTGCACTTGAAGATAATGATAATGGTGCAGTGTCTAAAGACGAGTATCTAGGCATGTATTACCCAAGTGGCTTTACAAGTGATAACTTTGGAAATAACATTGTAGTTCCAGCTTCACACATGGCACTACGTACACTTGTACTAAACGACCAAGTTGCGTTCCCCTGGTTTGCTCCAGCAGGTACAAGACGCGGTGGCGTAAGCAACGCAACAAGTTCAGGTTATATTAGTAGCGAAGGCGAATTTGTTGGCGTTTCACTTAACACTGGTCAACGTGATACACTATACAGCAATCAAATAAATCCAATTACGTTTATTAATGGTGCTGGCTTAGTTGTATTTGGTCAGAAGACTCGTGCAAGAAATGCAAGTGCATTAGACAGAGTAAACGTAGCACGTTTAACTGTGTACTTACGTGGACAGCTTGAGTTACTTGCAAGACCTTACTTGTTTGAACCTAATGACAAAGTAACAAGAGATCAAATTAAATCAGCTGCTGATCAACTACTATTAGAACTTGTAGGATTAAGAGCTGTATATGACTTCTTGGTAGTGTGTGATGAAACAAACAATACACCAGCAAGAGTTGATAGAAACGAACTTTACTTAGACGTAGCTATTGAACCGGTTAAGGCGATTGAATTTATTTACATTCCGCTAAGACTTAAGAACACTGGAGAAATTTCGGCACTAGGTTAATATGCGTACTTAATGGATGGGGAAAATTCCCCATCCTATTATGCATAAATACTATTGTAACAGGAGACAAGAATGCCAATTACAACATTAACAAATATTTCAATCCCAACAGAAGATGGGGGCGGCAGCAATAGTTCATTGCTAATGCCAAAACTTCAATATCGTTTTAGAGTGATGTTTGAAAACTTTGGAACAACAGGCGGACCAGATGGTATCCGTGAAATCACAAGACAAGTAGTAGACGTAACTCGTCCTAATTTGACTTTTGAACAAATGACCCTAGATGCTTATAACTCAAGAACATATCTTGCAGGTAAGCATAATTGGGAGCCAATTACATTGACACTACGTGAAGATGCAAACAACAACGTACAAAAAATTGTTGGTCAGCAACTTCAAAGACAGTTTGACTTTTTTGAACAGTCTAGTGCAGTATCAGGTGGTTCTTATAAGTTTATTACTAAAATAGAAATACTAGACGGCGGCAACGGCGCAAATGGTTCTAACATTATTGATAGATTCCAACTAGTAGGTTGTTACTTAGAATCAGCAAACTACAACACACTAGCATATGCAACAAGTGACGCAGTTACAGTTTCTTTAAGTATACGCTATGATAATGCTATCCAATTTGGTAGTGAAGAACAGTTTAGCGGAGTTGGCGAAGCTATTACACGAGCTGCTCAAGACTCTGTCAGCGGCACACAAGCTACTGGCTAATAGTACTAAACAGGTATTCTTGTTTAATTAAGAAAGTAGGGATCTTTACAGGTTCCTACTTTTTTATTATGTACGCACAAATTTTTTAAGATAAATATACTTATGAGTTGGTGGAATAGTTTTATAATACCTAGAGATGTTAACACGCATTTGCGTGACGCTCGGCATGCACATAATCTTTTTACACAATATGGTCATATATTTTCACCAAAGGTAAAATTTTTATATCATGTTGTTTTTGAACCTGCGTTAGATAATCAAAAACCCAATACTAGACAATTTAATAAGCAAATAGGTGTGCTTGTAAAAAGTGCCGACTTGCCTGGATTTAGAGCAAGTATTGAGAATAAACAACAATATAATCGAAAAAAGAATCTGCAAACAAGAATAGATTATGAAGATTTAAGAATTGTTCTGCATGATGATAATCTAGGTGCTACAAGATCGATGCTTGAAGAATACTACAGATTTTATTTTCAAGACGGTAATCATAAATTAAACAATTCACGAGGAACTCCAGACGGGAGTTTCGGAGCACGAGACAAGTACAATAGCTCAACGCCGAACTACGGTATGAATAGCTATCGTAACGGACCATTTTTTGCTAATATTAGAATATATCAATTGAGTTTACAAAATTGGTTTAGTTATACACTTATTAACCCTTTATTAAGCGGATGGGACCATGGCGGCGTTGACAGTAGCGATGGCGCTACGCCTAATGAAAATTCAATTACAGTAGCACATGAAGGTGTGTTATACGATAATGGAATTATTGGAGAAGACGGAGAACCTAAACACTTCACCGATCCTGAAACTGGATATGATAATACACTAAGTCCATTATCTAGTGAAGTAAATGACAAATCAAAAGATTATGTGTTACCATCGTTATTTGATCTTGTAGAAGATATTTTTGATATTAGTTTGCCATTTGGATCTAATAATCCAGGATCTACTCTCGCTGGAAATATAGCAACATCAGTATTTAGATCAGCAGCAAGAGTTCCAGCAACTTCTAATTCAATTCTGGGATACTCTATTCCTGTTAATGATATTAATATAAATAGAAAAGCCGACATTGTACTCAAAAGTCCTAAGTATAGCGGTGATCCTGAAACTATATATAATCAATTGTTAGATGATCCGATAGCATATAATACTTTTTTAGCAAGAGCAATCAATAACAAATATATAGAAGGCGTAACGTGGAATGATTATTTGCTATTAAGTCCTGAAGCAAAATCTAGGATCCTTACTGATATAAGGAATCGTGTATTAGCAGGAGATTATAAGCTATTTACTTTCATGGTACAGTCATTGGAAGGAAGATTATGAAATCAGATTATCAAGAAAAATTAACAATTGACGATACACAAAAAATATTCAATAACTATTTTAAAAATGATATTGGCTATAATGCAAGTGAAGTAAATGCTGTAATAGGTTATTTTCTAAAAAGAGGGTTTGATACAATAGCAGCAACAAACACAGCAGCAATTTTTTTACAACAAGCGCGAATAGATAAAATACCTGTATTTAAATTAATAGATACATTAAAAGGTTTAAACGATATAGAAATAGATAATGTTATATCACAAATATTAAATCTATACAGATCAAAAACTTCTTCTATAGGATTTAAAAAAAATACAATTTTGTCACTAGTTGAACAAAGAAATATTATTATATAAAGGCAATATCATGTCTAGATTTGCTCAAGGTAAATTCAATCTAAAAAATGTAGAGAAATATATAGGTAACAAAACACCTACTTACCGCTCTGGTTGGGAATTTACTTTTATGAAATTCTGTGACGAACATCCTAGTGTTGCAAAATGGGCAAGTGAAGCAATAAAAATACCATACCGCAATCCGTTAAGTGGTAAACAAACAATCTATGTGCCTGATTTCTTTATAGTTTATAGCGACCGTAAAGGCAAGCAAAGAGTTGAACTTATAGAAGTAAAGCCAAAAAATCAAACGGTAAAAGAAAAAGTAGGACGTAGTAAACACAATCAAGCCCATTGGATAGTTAATCAAGCCAAATGGGAAGCAGCTAGAGCCTACTGTAAACAAAATGGAATATATTTCCGTATTGTTACTGAAGATGATATTTTTCATACTGGAAAAAGAAGATAAATAATAGTAGCATATAATGGAATGGACCCATGACTAAAAAATTAGAAGACCTATTAAACTTACCTGATTCTAAAGAAATTATAGAACAAGCAGAAGCACAGGAAGTTGAACAGTCTAAACACGATATAGAACGTGAAGAAACATTTCGTGATATTGCTGAATTTGACAAGATTACTGCTGCGTTACCTAGTGTTAAAGGGCTAGGCGATGCAGCTGATAAAGAGCTTAACGAAGTAGCTAACAAAGCAATGCAGGCATACGAAGATCTAATGGATCTAGGTATGAATGTTGAAAGTCGTTATAGTGGAAGAGTGTTTGAAGTTGCTGGCGGAATGTTAAAAACGTCTTTAGATGCAAAAACAGCAAAGTTAGACAAAAAATTAAAAATGATTGAGCTACAGCTAAAGAAAGAAAAAATGGACAAAGATGGAAATGCCTCTGTTGGTGATATAGTAAACGGCGAAGGATACGTTGTAACAGATAGAAACAGTCTATTAGAAAAGCTCAAAGGCATGGATAAAGATAAATAATATATAAACTAAGGATCATTGCGCAATGAGATCATTTACAGAAATACTTACAGAGTCTAAAAAGACTTATGAATTTAAAATAGGCATAGCTGGAGAATGTCCAGAAGACTGCGTAGAAAAAATGGAAACTGCTCTAAAAAAATATGCAGTAGCTAATATTACAACCGGTAAGAAGACGCCTATACAAGAACGTCCATTAGACTTTCCACAATTACAAAATATGGAAGTTACTTACTTTGAAGCAGAAGTAACCTATCCAACTACTCCGCAAGTGCTGCAAGAATATTTAGGACAATGCTGCGGCATTGATCAAGCATATATTATTGTGCGTAATATGGGTGATCCGAGAGAAGAGTATCAAGAAACTAAAGATGATGCTCCATACGAATCAATGCTAGACAAAGAAGACATGGGCGGCGAAAGTGCTCAAGATTCAGTAGCAGGTAGTCGTGTAATGGACTTATTAAAAGAATTAGAAACTGCTCGTAAAGAACGCGACCACGATGCAGCAGAAGGAGCACCAGTAGGCGAATCAGCTGACATTGGCGATACTGAAAATACTAAAGCGGTCGTGGGAGGTTAACACTATGAATATGAAAAATTTAATTCAGCAAATGACTGATATTGAGAATTCAAAAAAAGAACAAATTAACGAAGCAGCATCAATTACTATTAGTGCAGAAACAGGCGCAGAAATATCAGATATGATTGCTTCTATGCAGGGTAATGCTGGCATGCAGTCTAAGCCAGCTTTGTTGCCACCAAGTTTAGGCATGCGCAGCGATATGGAAAAGTTTCGTACTGCAATGGACGATGATCCAAAAATTCCTGGTAAAGATGACGTCGATGGCGACAAAGATTTACAAGCAGGACTAATTGGTGCACTAGCAGGCGGAGCATTAGGCTCAGCAGCAGGCGCCGCAACAGGCGCAACAGGAGCTATAGCAGCAAAAGGTGCAGCCGCAGGGGCCAAAGTAGGGTCAGGTATTGCTGGAGCAATGGGCAAAGGTATGTTAGGAAAAGCAGCTGGTGGAGCAATGGGTTCTAAAGTAGGCTCAGCTGTAGGTAGTGCATTACCAGGAGCAGCAGGCGCA